AGCGAGCCCAGCCGGATCATCGGGTACGGTTCGGTTTTTGACAGCCGTTCCGAACTGATTTTCGGTTCGTTTCGCGAAATCATCCGGCGCGGTGCGTTTGATGATGTGCTTCAGGACGATGTCCGGGCGCTATTTAACCATGATCCCAATTTTATTCTGGGGCGCACCCGCGCGGGCACGCTTGCTCTAACGGTGGATGAACGTGGTCTGCGTTACGACATCACCGCACCAGAAACCCAGACAATCCGCGATCTGGTGCTGGCACCGATGCAGCGCGGGGATATTAACCAGTCCTCTTTTGCTTTTCGCGTCGCCCGCGACGGAGAGGAATGGTACCAGGACGAGGAAGGCGTGGTAATTCGTGAGATTACCCGGTTTTCCCGTCTGCTGGATGTCAGCCCTGTGACATATCCGGCGTACCAGGAGGCGGATTCCGCCGTCCGCTCAATGAAAGCCTGGCAGGAGGCGCGCGACAGTGGCGCGCTGCAGAAAGCCATTAACCAACGAATGGCGCGTGAGCGCGTCCTGACCCTTCTTAACGCGTAAGGAAAAACCATGAAATTGCATGAACTGAAACATAAACGTAATACCATCGCGACCGACATGCGTTCGCTGAATGAAAAAATCGGCGATAACTCATGGACGGATGAACAGCGCACCGAGTGGAATAAAGCGAAGTCAGAGCTGGAAGCCCTCGATGAGCGCATTGCCCGCGAAGAAGAGCTGCGCCGCCAGGATCAGACCTACGTTGACGAAAACGAGGAAGAGCAGCGCAGTAATCTGGATCCGGACAAAGACCCGCAGCAGGACGAAAAACGCGGGCAGATCTTTGATAAATGGATGCGTCACGGTGCCAGCGAACTGAGTTCAGAAGAGCGCAAAGCCTTAAAAGAGCTACGTGCGCAGGGCGTGGCGCCAGATGAAAAGGGCGGTTATACCGTGCCTGATACCTTCCTGGCGAAAGTCGTTGAACAGATGAAAGCCTATGGCGGCATTGCCAGCGTGGCGCAAATTCTGACGACTTCCGACGGTCGCACTATGGAGTGGGCAACCGCTGACGGTACCGCTGAAGTGGGCGTGCTGCTGGGTGAGAACGAAGAAGCTGGCGAAGAAGATACCGAATTCGGTATGGACTCCCTGGGCGCGGTGAAAATGACGTCCAAAATCATCCGTGTGTCCAACGAGCTTCTGCAGGACAGCGCGATCGACATGGAAGCCTATCTTGCCCGCCGTATCGCTGAACGTATCGGCCGCGGTGAAGCTAAATACCTTATTCAGGGTACCGGCACCGGCACGCCAAAACAGCCGAAAGGGCTGAAAGCATCCGTCACCGGCACCACTCAGACGGCCGCCGCTGCCGCTGTGAAATGGCAGGAAATTCTTGCTCTGAAACACAGCATTGATCCGGCGTACCGCCGCGGGCCGAAGTTCCGCCTGGCGTTCAATGACAACACGCTGAAACTCATCAGCGAGATGGAAGACGGTCAGGGACGTCCGCTCTGGCTGCCGGATATCGTCGGCGTGGCGCCAGCGTCAGTTCTGAATGTTCCGTATGTCATCGACCAGGAAATTGATGATATCGGAGCGGGTAAAAAATTCATGTTCTGCGGCGACTTCGATCGCTTCATCATCCGCCGTGTTCGTTACATGATCCTGAAACGCCTGGTGGAGCGTTATGCAGAATACGACCAGACAGGTTTCCTGGCTTTCCATCGCTTTGACTGCATCCTGGAAGACACCTCTGCCATTAAAGCGCTGGTGGGCAAGGGCTCTGCAAGCAGCTAATAAACTCCATCACTGAACAAACCATGCCGCGTTAAGCGGTTTTTTTGTGCCCGCCATCTGGCGGGCGCAGGAGGATCCTATGTTGCTTTCTCCTGAGGAAATCAAGGCGCAGCTCAGGCTGGATGAGGATTACGCCGATGAAGACAATTTTCTTGAGTTGCTGGGGCGGGCGGTTCAGGCCCGGACAGAAAATTTTCTGAACCGGAGACTTTATGCGGCGGAGGCAGGGGTGCCATCCGACGATCCGGAGGGGCTTATTCTCTCGGATGACATCCGGATGGGGATGCTGCTTCTGGTGACGCACTTTTACGAGAACCGCTCAACTGTCACCGAAGTGGAGAAAGTCGAACTGCCGATGAGTTTTAACTGGCTCGTCGGTCCATACAGGTACATCCCGCTATGAAACTCAGGCAGGCGCAGACCAGCGCCACATTTCTTTTGCCCGACCCGGGCGAACTGGACCAGCGCATCATTATCCGGCGGCGCATCGATGTGCCAGCGGATGATTTTGGCGTGTCACCTACTTATCCGGAGCAGATCCGGACGTGGGCGAAAAAAGCGCAACCCGGCGCGGCGGCGTATCAGGGGTCTGTGCAGGTTGAAAATAAGGTGACGCATTATTTCACTATCCGTTTTCGCCGCGGTATTACCGCCGATCATGAAGTGGTTCACGACGATATTTCTTATCGGGTCAAACGCGTCCGGGACCTGAACAGCAAACGCCGTTACCTGTTGCTCGAGTGCGAAGAACTGGGTACCGACAGCGGGAGTGACTATGCCGCAGACAGCATTTTTACACGTTGATTTCGAACAGCCGGACGAATTTGTCTTTAACCGGGCGAGGATGCGACGGGCGTTCGTCAAAATCGGTCAGGTTCACATGCGCGATGCGCGGCGGCTGGTAATGAAACGTGGTCGCTCGAAGCCTGGCGAAAACCCCTCTTATCGGACGGGGCAGCTGGCGCGCTCTATCGGCTACTACGTGCCCCGCGCGTCTAAAAAGCGTCCTGGGCTCATGGTAAAGATTGCACCAAACCAGAAGAATGGGGAGGGCAATCGGCATATCAACGGCGCTTTTTACCCTGCATTCCTGTTTTACGGTGTTCGCCGTGGGGCGAAGCGTAAGAAAGGGCACCATCGCGGCGCATCCGGTGGCAGCGGCTGGCGCGTGGCACCGCGTAACAACTACATGACGGAAGTGCTGGATAAACGCCGCAGCTGGACACGTTACGTGCTTTCCCGCGAGCTGCGCAAATCCCTCCGACCTCAACGCAGGAAGAAAAAATGAAACTAACCCCGATTATTGCGGCGCTTCGCGCCCGATGTGCGCTGTTTGAAAACCGTGTTGGCGGTGCCGCGCAGTTTAAAGCGATCCCCGAAGCCGGAAAGCTCAGGCTGCCAGCAGCGTACGTCGTGCCATCTGAAGACGTCACCGGCGAGCAGAAATCGCAAACGGACTACTGGCAGGATCTGACGGAGGGTTTTTCCGTCATCGTTGTGCTCAGCAACGAACGGGATGAAAAAGGCCAGTGGGCATCGTATGACGCCGTTCATGACGTCAGGCAGCTTATCTGGAAAGCGCTGCTGGGCTGGGAGCCTGACCCTCAGGCGCATGAAATTCAGTACGCCGGTGGGATGCTGCTGGATCTGAACCGCCACGAACTCTATTACCAGTTCGATTTCACGGTGAAGTATGAAATCACCGAAGAGGACACCCGCCAGCAGGACGACCTGGACGCATTACCCGACCTTAAAACGCTCAGTATTGATGTTGATTATATCGAACCCGGTACCGGGCCAGACGGCAACATTGAGCACCACACCGAAATAACCTTTCAGGATTAATTCATGTTTGTGAAACCCGTCAAAGGGCAGTCCGTTCCGGACCCTGCCCGTGGTGATGTTTTGCCGGAAAAAGGGCGAAACGTCGAAGCGTCCGCGTACTGGTTCCGCCGGAAAGCTGCTGGCGAAATCGAAGTAATTCAACCAAAAGGGGCTAAAGATGACCGTAAGCTTTAATTACATCCCGGCAGATAACCGGGTGCCGCTGTTTTATGCCGAAATGGACAACAGCGCCGCCAATACGGCACAGGACAGCGCGCCCTCTCTGCTGATTGGCATGGCATTGTCCGATGCTGAAATGCCCGTTAACCAGCTGGTCATCATGCCGTCGAAAGACCTGGCTAAGAAAATGGCAGGCCGCGGCAGCCAGCTGGCGCGCATGGTGGAAGCGTATCGCCGTGTTGACCCGTTCGGTGAATTGTGGGTTATCGCTGTGCCGAATAGCGGGCAGGCGGCAACCGGCACGATCACCTTCTCAGGCACGGCAACAGATGCGGGTGCTGTAAACCTATATATCGGTACCACCCGAGTACAGATTACCGTGGCCGCTCAAGACACCGGCGCGGATGCAGCGCAGGCGCTGCTGGCTGCCATTAACGGCAACGAGGATCTGCCGGTCACCGCCCAGTATAAGATGACCTCGGCTGGCCCAGCCCAGGGAACGCTTGAACTCACTGCAGTAAATAGCGGTACCGGCGGTAACAGCATTCCGCTGATGCTGAATTACTACGGTACGGCCAGCGGCGAAGAAGTACCTGCAGGCTTAAGCGTGCAGGTCGGGAAAATGAGCGGTGGTGTCGGCGATCCTGATTTATCAGCAACCATCGCTGCGATGGGTGATGAGCCGTTCGATTATATTGGCCTGCCGTTCAGCGATAACGCATCGCTGCAGCTGATGGCGACAGAAATGAACGACAGTTCGGGGCGCTGGAGTTACATTCGCCAGCTATACGGCCACGTGTATACGGCCAGAACCGGATCCCTGTCAGAGCTGGTGGCCTATGGTGATACGTATAATTATCAGCACATCACTATCGCGGGTTATGAAAAGGATGTGCAGACGCCGGTTGATGAGCTGGTGGCATATCGTCTGGCTCGTCAGGCTGTATTTTTACGCAATGATCCCGCGCGGCCGACGCAGACCGGTGAACTGACCGGCGCTCTCCCTGCACCAACCGGAAAACGCTTTACCATCACGGAGCAGCAGTCATTGCTGACGCATGGTATTGCAACGGCGTACACCGAATCCGGCATTTTGCGCATTCAGCGCGATATCACTACCTACCGGAAAAACGCTTATGGCGTGGCGGATAACAGTTACCTGGACAGCGAAACGCTGCATACCAGTGCCTACGTTCTGCGGCGCCTGAAGTCGGTGATCACCAGCAAATACGGTCGCCACAAGCTGGCGAATGACGGTACCCGCTTCGGCCCCGGCCAGGCGATTGTTACACCATCGGTCATCCGGGGTGAACTGGGGGCAGTTTACCGCCAGCTGGAGCGCGAGGGCATCGTAGAAAACTTCGATCTCTTCCAGCAATACCTGATTGTCGAGCGTAACGCGAATGACCCGAACCGTCTGGATGTGCTGTTCCCGCCGGATTACGTCAACCAGTTGCGCGTGTTCGCCGTGCTTAATCAGTTCCGTCTGCAATACAACGAGGAGGCCGCATAATGGCAAAGATTGCGGGTACCACTTATTTCAAAATCGACGGACAGCAGCTGTCCATCACCGGCGGGATCGAAGTACCGATGAACACCCGCGTGCGTGATGACGTGATCGGCCTGGCTGGTGATGTCGATTACAAAGAAACGCACCGGGCACCCTATACGAAGGTGACGGCGAAGGTGCCGAAGAACTTCCCGGTGAACAAAATCACCACCTCAGACAACATGACCATCACCTCCGAGCTGGCGAACGGGCAGGTTTATGTTCTGTCGAATGCCTGGCTGCACGGCGAGGCTAACCATAACCCTGAAGAGGGCACGGTGGATCTGGAATTCCACGGCGAAGAAGGATTTTATCAATGACAACTGAACTGGTTCTGAAAAAGCCAATTACGGCCCATAACGAAAAGCTGCATGTGCTGGAGCTGCGCGAGCCCACTTACGACGAAATTGAGCGTATAGGGTTCCCGTTCACCTTGTCGGCAGAAGGGGGCGTTAAACTCGATAGCGCTGTCGCGTTGAAGTACCTTCCGGTGCTGGCGGAGATCCCGCGTTCGTCTGCCGCGCAACTGGCAAAGCTGGATATCTTCAAAGCCAGCATGCTTATCCTCAATTTTTTTACCCAATCGGAGACGGAACAAACCTCAGACGACGACTCTACAACGTCGCCTGGTTCTGGAAATTAAATCCCCTTGAGCTACGGCGGACGGCTATTTCCGACTTCCTTGAACTGGAAGCGGAGGCCGTCCGCATCAACGAGGAAGTGAAAAATGGCTGACAGTTTCCAGCTAAAGGCAATCATCACCGCCGTTGACCAGCTGACCGGGCCGATGAAAGGGATGCAGCGCGAGCTTAAGGGATTCCAGAAGGAAATGGGCAGTCTGGCGCTGGGGGCGGTGGCGGCGGGTACCGCCATTCTCGGCGCGCTGGCGCTGCCCGTGAATGCTGCGATCGGTTTTGAGTCAAAAATGGCTGACATCAGGAAGGTGGTTGACGGCCTCGATGATAAAAAAGCGTTCGCCCAGATGAGTGACGATATCCTGACGCTTTCCACGCAGTTACCGATGGCGGCGGAGGGGATCGCAGAAATTGTTGCGGCAGGCGGACAGGCGGGGATAGCGCGTAGTGACCTGATGCAGTTTGCTAACGATGCCGTGAAAATGGGAGTGGCGTTTGACACGACCGCCGAAGAGTCAGGCCAGATGATGGCGCAGTGGCGAACGGCGTTCAAACTGACCCAGGATGATGTGGTTGTTCTTGCCGATAAGATTAACTATCTGGGTAATACCGGTCCGGCAAACGCGGCAAAAATTTCGGAAATCGTGACCCGAATCGGGCCATTGGGTAGCGTGGCCGGGGTGGCCTCCGGTGAAATTGCTGCGATGGGCGCCACGATCGCGGGGATGGGGGTCGAATCAGAAATTGCCTCAACCGGCATCAAAAACTTCATGCTGTCTTTGACTGCAGGTAATTCTGCTACCAAAGCGCAGAAACAGGCTCTGGCTTTCCTCAAGCTGAATCCGAAACAGCTTGCAGAGGATATGCAGAAAGATTCGCGCGGTGCAATGCTGAAGGTGCTGGACTCCCTCGCGAAAGTGCCAAAAGCGAAACAGGCCGCCGTAATGAATGCCCTGTTTGGCAAGGAGTCGCTGAGCGCGATTGCCCCTCTGCTGACCAACCTGGATTTGTTACGCACCAACTTTAACCGTGTAGCAGATGCCCAGGAATACGGCGGCTCGATGCAGAAGGAATACGCATCCCGCGCGGCCACAACAGAAAACCAGCTGGTGCTGCTGAAAAACAGCGTGAATGCCATTTCGGTAACGCTGGGTGACACCTTCCTGCCAGCTGTTAACGAGGCGGCAAAAGCAGTCATGCCTTATCTGGAGCAGCTCCGGACGTTCGTCCGTGCGAATCCGGAGCTGGTTCAGTCGGCTGCTAAATTCGGCGCGGCGCTGCTGGGAGTTGGCGTCTCAATCGGCGTGTTATCGCGTGCAATCAAAATCCTGAACACGGTGATCAACCTCTCGCCAGCCAAACTGGCGATAACTGAGCTGGCGGCGGGCGCGATGCTGATTATCCAGAACTGGGATGATGTTGCCCCGGTGATAAAGGCGGCATGGGTTGAAGTGGATAAGGTTGCGCAGGCTTTTGGCGGCTGGGAAACTGTTCTGGGCGGAGTTGGCATGTATATGACAGGCGTATTCACGGTTAAAACGCTGGGTACGCTGCGCACCGCCCTGACCTTAGCAACACAGCTTTCCGGTGTGCTGGGGAAAATTGCCACGCTGGGGGCGACCACTGTTCAGATTGCTGTTGCGATCTACATGTTTGAGCAGCTCAAAGAGATAGCCGATGCAGCGAAGGAAGCCGACCATACCGATTCATTCTGGCAGTCACTGAAAAATCGCTGGAACGCCGGGGGCTGGTATAACAATAAGCAGCAGGTTCAGCAGCGTGACATGCTGACTGGGCAGACGACAAGGGATAATTTTTCGCTATCTCCACCGTTACTGAACCAGGGGCCGGTGCTTGATCGTGCTGCTGCGCCTGCTGCACAACGCAGTGAGTTAAAAGTGACTTTTGATAATGCTCCTCCAGGCATGAGAGTGCTGGATATCCCGAAATCGGGAAATCCCCTGATGGATGTGACTCACGATGTCGGTTATTCACCATTCCGCACACCACGTTAAACCCGCCTAAGGCGGGTTTTCTTTTGGGGGCTATATGGCTTTTTTTTCGTCAAACGACTGGCGCGATCGTCTTCGTGATGCGTCGTTTCGCGGTGTACCTTTTTCAGTGGAAGATGATGAAGGTTCATTTGGGCGCCGTGTACAGGTGCATGAATACCCCAATCGCGATAAACCGTTCACCGAGGATTTAGGTCGGGCGACTCGCCGGATGACAATTAACGCCTATCTGGTAGGCGACGACTATGCCGACAAGCGCGATCGCCTTATTGGCGCTATTGAAACCGCCGGGCCGGGTACGCTTGTCCATCCTCAGTATGGAGAAATGCAGGGCAGTATCGACGGACAGGTAAGGGTCACGCACAGCAGTGCTGAAGGGCGCATGTGCCGCGTTTCCTTCCAGTTCGTGGAAAGCGGCGAACTCTCCTTTCCTGTGGCGGGCATGGCGACGGCGCAGCGCCTTACCCAATCGGGCGGCCTCTTCGATGATGCGATTGAAAGCATGTTTTCCGCGTTCTCACTCTCCGGCATCCCGGATTTTATTCAGAATGACGTGCTGGCGGACGCCGCGGCGATGATCGGCGATGTCGCAGATGCGTTCCGGATGGTCGATTCCGGCGTCTCTGCGGCGATGCGTCTGCTGCAGGGGGATCTGTCGGTCATTCTGATGCCGCCCAGCGCGGCCAGCGATTTTGTGCGTGCACTGCAAAAGGCGTGGCGTGCGGGTGATCGGCTGACAGGCGATACGTCAGACCTTGTGACGATGATTAAGACGATGTCCGGCGTAACGCTTGATCCAGGGCTGGCGCCACGGGGAACCTGGCCGACAGATTCCGGTTCCGTAGGGATGCAAAAATCCCGCAGTAATATGGTCGCCGCAGCGATCCGCTCCACGGCGATTAGCACTGCATCCCAGACAGTTGCAACACTGGCACAGCCGAAAACCATCGCGGCGCCGCAGGGGCAAGCCGGGAAGGTAACCGGCGGTGCATCGACTAACGATATCATCAATATTTCACATCCCGCGCTGGACGGTTCGGCCAGTACGACGGTGGAAGACGATCCGCCCACGTGGGATGAATTAACTGAAATTCGCTCGGCTCTGAATTCCGCTATTGATCAGGAGCAGCTGCGCATCACTGACGATGGGATTTTTCAGCAAATCACTGTGCTCAGAACGGACCTTAACCGGGATATTTCCGCGCGTCTTGCACAGGTGGAAATCACTGCTGAGCGCACGCCTCCGGAGGTTCTACCGGCGCTGGTGCTGGCGGCGGGTTGGTATGACGACGCGGCGCGGGAAGATGACATTCTCACCCGTAACGTGGTTC